AGAAGTTCTATGCAGACCCGCGTTAACAGGTAGCGCAGCAGAACCTTTCTGGAACCCTAAAGAATCAGTATATGCAGTCATTCTAAATCTCCTAATAATTAGGGGCCGTAGCCCCTATTTTTAACCTAAGGTTACTACCGCAGTAGAAAGAGCTTCGGGCTTAGTCACTTTGTAGCCGTATACTTGCAGGCCACGGATGATATCGCCGAAAGTTGTTTCTGAACGCAAAGTTTCCATCTCAGTCATTTGCGAAGCAAAAGTAAAGCCCATCTTGTGTCCAGCAACGATGTCGTACTTAGCGCCAGTTCCTGAACCTGTTACGTTCAAGTTGTGCGATACATAGACTGTGAACCGATCAATCATACCCAAGCGGCCATTACGGAGTGGAGATATAGAATCACCAGTAATAGAAGCATCTTTGAGTTCTGATTTCTTAATCAGTCCCGCCATACGTGCTGGGATAATAACAAAGCGGTCTGACTCAGGTGCGTTAGCCTCGTCAAGTACTGTGCCCATATCGACCAGAAGGTCAACGACAGGAGTAGTGCTTGAAGCGCCGTCCTTAGTAACAGCCACAGGGCTGCCTGAAGTACCTAAGTTGAAGCTCTGGCTAATACGACCGGCAGCAGCGCCTTTGTTGATCGCAGAGATGTCAGGTAGCATATCGACTAATACACGCTGGTCAATCTTAATCTTCATCTTCTCAGATGCGTCTTTAGACCAAGTGTCCATCAATTTGATATCTGACTGAACCCGATCAATGTCGTCTTCAACGCAAGCGAAGTACTCACCTTTGTCGATAAGCAACTGGATCTTAGGCTTGTCAGGGTTTTCGACCTGAATAGCTTGGCCTTTTACATAGTCCTTGATAGTGATCTCAGGAGTGGTACGGATGTTAACCGTGTCACCCATGTTTCGGATCTCACCTTCGTAGTCAGTGTTAGCGATTGCAGCAAGTACAGTCGCATCGTAAAAGTTCTCGATCAATTTACCCGACCAAATTTCGGGGATGAAGTTGCCGCTATAGTTTACACGGCCTGAAGCTACTGGAAAGCTCATTGTAAATCTCCTTAACTAATTAACTGTTTTGAAGGCGACCTTCCCGTTGTGCCGAGAAGATATCGCTTTCTATCCGATCACGCTCTGCCTCTTTGCCAACATACTTACCTTTGCGAACATCCTCAAAGAACTTCTTGATATCTTCGGGTGTGTACATTTTAGCAGAGTTGTTTGTAGGTGCTCCACCGCTTTTTGCACGGCCCGGAGCAACTTGCTTTTCGAGTTCAGAGTTAGTGACATTTTTGTTTTGAGCAACAGATTGGTTCCCAGACATCCCTTGCCAAGTCTCAAAGAAACTCGCAACACGGCGAGAATCAAGATTCTGTTGTGCATCCTCTAAATATGTTTGGCGGTTAATACCAGTCAGTGGGTCAACCTGTAACAACCACGCTTGGAAATCAGCGCTGTCATTTATGTCTCGCCAATCAGGTACTACCGCAGTCAGGTCAGACCAGAACTGCTGTTCCGATGAAGCTGCTTGACGCTGCACAACCTGTTGCATTTGAGGTACGACGCTAGAATTTAACTTGTTGATAGTGTTCTCTAACTCAGCAATTTTACGCGCTGCGGCAGAAATCTCCTCACGAGTTACTTTACGCATCATATCAATAGAATCGCCATACTCCTCGATATCGCTGTCAGTGACATACTTCTCTTGGGTTGGCTCATCTTTCTTAGCAGGTTGTGAATTCATCGAAGCTAGTAGTTGCTCTAGCTGCTGAACACGGTTTGTCAAATCACGGTTTTGAGAATGCAGACGCGGTACTTCTGCGTTGTACATACCCTGTAGGGTCTTGTACTTCTGGACATAATCTTCTTCAGACTTTGGCTCGTCTACCTTTTGCTCTTTCTCGGTAGCGGGCTGTTGTACACTCTGCACATTACTGTCGGCTGGTAGTTGCTCTTGTTCTGAATCGGCCTGATCTCCAGTTGCCTCTTCATTACCAGTGGATTCCTCCATCTGCTTGTAGAGTTCCTGTACTGCCTCAGTTTGTTTGCGAAGTTGTTCTGGAATTGCCATGTGTTACGCTCCTATCGGTGTGCGTTAATTAAGTAAGGCGAGTCATTATGACTTTGCCGCGATTGTAGGGGATTCTTTCACAAGCTTTACAAGCTCGTTCAACGTCTGACACCGCCCCTGATACAGTGTCGGGTTGTTAGTTGCAAACGGGAGCTGCTCTAATTCGTGTTGCCGCCACTGCTCCAACCACGTCAGAATATCTGGATGCTGGGTCGCAATAGAGGCAAGCTGCCGAATTATGTGTTGGTCGGGTTTAATCACCCTGCACCCCCCGTGTCACGGTTCATCACCGTGTTAGCCTGCATTCCCCCTTTCGGAGTGCCGTCAGGCTGCGTTGGTGTTGGCTGTTGCGCTTGGGCTTGGGCTTGCGCCTGCTGTGCAGCCATGTTTGCTTCTGATCGAAGCATGTATAACTCCTTCTCTCTCGAAGGAATAATATCGTCGACAGGCATCTGTAGCCCCTTAGCAACTTCCCTGAGGATAGCTGAGCGGCCTTCTTTACCAATGATCTCAGCGTCAATCGGGTTGGCTGTCGCGTTGAGGAACTCAATCCTACGTACGTTAACAGTCTCTTTAATCGCCAGATTGACTGTACCACGGGGCTGGATCTGTACGTCGCCTTTAATTGACTCGTCTGTATCGTAACGCATGTTGTATACGTACTGCCGATGTACAATAGGTTTAATTATATCGCTGTCGATGTGCATGACGATTTGCCGAATACCTTTACCAGCAGACCCCATGAGCATTGACAAACCGGATGCTGTTCGGCCAGCGCCTTGAACATCAATGTTGCCCGACACATACGCAGGGATACCTGAGTGGTCATCAGCAAGCATACTAAACTTTTCGTACACGCCAATTAATGTAGCCGCGTTGTCGTTGGGCTGGTTGAATCTAACCGCAGGCGCACTTGACCCCACAGGATCGTTTGTAACCTGCCAGATTTTCCAAGGGTACTGGTTGGTGATATCTTCGTTAGGTGGTATGCGCTCGACATTGACTTCGACCTGTGGGCCTGACGCAATGCCCATGTTGTTAACCAGTGCGCGGGCAGCTGCGTTACATACGCCCTGCACATCTTCGATAACTTCTGGTATACCGCGACCCCAAAACGCACCGGGGACTTTGAACAGAGATGTTTTACTGTATGGCTTCTCACCAAGAGGGTCGTAGTTCAGGATCGCTTTGATTACGTAGTTGCCAACTATCCATACGTTAGCATCATATTCCCTAGCAGGGTCGTCAATCTCTGCTTCATCCACGCCCCACTCAATCAGCATCTCTCCGCTTATAGACCCCCAAAACTCTAGGGCATCAAACACTTCGGTGGGTCGCATCTCAGTGTAGTACTTAGACTCTTCCTCATCCTTAGCCATTTCGTACGCATCACTGATCCAGCTCTGCCCATTACCGATCTCAAGCACTTTGCGAATAGCATCGTCATCATAGCCGGGTACACCAATCAGGTCAGCAAGCTCAGCCCGTGGCATTTTGTGGTGTTCGAATAGATAGCCGTCAGCAAAGTTGGTTATGCCGGGCTCGGGGTAGATATGGAATGGGTCAACACGCTCGTACTCAGGTGCAATAACTTCAGCGGCTACAGGGTTAGTCTTGCCTGTGGTTGGATCTACTTCCCACTTGAGTGTACGCTGACGGCGTACTATCGGCCCTTTAACAAAAGCACAAGGGAAGGTAACTAAGTCTGTGATAAAATCGTTAAATGCCTCGGGCCAACCACCTTGAGCAAACTGATCTTTGATTTTAAGTATCATACCATCAGTGCGGTTTTGTGCTTCTCGTAAGATCTTGAACCTGTAGTCCTGCGCAACCATTTCTTTTATTTCACGCAGCTCCTCGGGGGTTGGTGCCTGCATGGTTGTTTCGAGTAGCCTGATTACTTCTTGCGAGAATCCGTCTTGTATCTCCTGCACTGTAGTAGGGTCAAGAGTAGGGAGTGGAGTGGGTGACATACTCCACGGTGGTGTGCCTTCATCTAACAAAATATCACGCAGCCAGCTTTCTGCGGCTCGGCACTTGACATCAGTTATCATCATAAAGACTTCTGACCCACCCTGAGTACGTATAGCTTGTAGCTTCTCAGGTTCATACTCGCCGTTACGCTGGCGCATAGCCTTTAGCATTCTATCTTCAAGGGGTCGTTTAGCCACCCGTGCTGCTTCCCAACACTCTTTTAAGTACGCCGTTATACCAAGGATCAGCGGTTGGTTCTGACGCGCCTGAAGCTCAGCATCAGCCGTAGCTTTCTCCTGTTTAACTAGCTCTGAGTTAGGTACTACGCGTAAGAATGTCAGTCCGGCCATTAGCAAACCCTAATAAGTTTGTCGTTACTTACCAATATTCTACATGGTTATCAAGTGTTTGCAAATAAAAAACCCGGCTGAAGGGGGCCGGGTAAGGGGGGTGTGCTTTGGAGTGAACCTATGAGGTTGTGTGTAGTATATCGCAATAACACAAATACGCAAGCTATTGTTATACCAACTCTTCCTGCGGCCACCAATCGTCGCCAGCTTCTACACCTTCATCGTCTGGAGATGCGAATACCCAGCGACCGTCTTGAATCTGTTGTGGGATGGCCCAGCGTTCAGTTACCTGCTTCTCAGGCTGTGCCTCTCCGGTCTTGGCGTTTACGCCCACCTTAATGCAACCTATGTCCAGAGCCACTTGTGCTTCTGCGTCTAGGGCTTCTTGTTCAGTGTCAAAGATTCGGTATTTCATGGTTGCTCCTTAGAGTTCTTCTGAATCAGGTTTTACTAACAAATCTTTTATGTTATCAAAAGAATCAGTAATGTAGGAAACATTCAGCTTGTCCTGAAAAAGCCCTTTCGGGATTTCCGTCAGGATGTCTTCCATCAGGAACCAGCGCCCGTCAGTGAGTTGCACAGGGGCAAGGCGATGCTGCCCTTCTTGGTAGGCGATTAATTCCTGAGCGTCGTCGTTAGTGAAGATCAGGGCGTTCATGCTATGGCTCCGTCAATAGCAGTCATCAGTGCAGACGCGCGGGTGTCGAGAGCAGCGAGGTCGAGTGCTTCGCCGATGGAGTAGAAGGCAATTCTACCGTCGAAATAGAAAGCATTGTCGCCTTGGAACAGGTTGATGTTTGCATTGTGTGGTGTTTGGCTCACCGTTGAATAGGTGTTTGTTGTGCCGCCCACACGAAGCTGCACGTTCTCCGAGTTGTTTCGGGACACGCCAAACAATCCAATTCCAGACACGCCAGCGGTAAAATAGACGGGGTTAGAGTTGCGGTTTCGAACGCCAAACTGGTCGCTGAACCAAAGGAGACTGTTTACACCAGTTTGTGACCCGCCAGCACTCATAATCCGCGTTGTCGCAGTCGGCTGCGTGTTAAGCCAGAACGCATTGTGATTGTCGTCCTGCGGATCGGCGTTGTTGTTTCGGTTCGTGTCCAGATACTTTGTGCTGCCGTCACCCACCAAACCTGTTTTCCGGTTGTAATCCGCGCCCACGAAGTTGAAGTTGGTTGGAGCCGCGCCCACCAGCGGCGTCAATGCACCCGTCAGTGTGCGAGCGCCAGCCAAGATGACCGATGTCTTGATCGCAGTCCAGATGCCGTCGGCCTTGCAGCCCACCACGAAGTCGTTGATGGCCGTCTTGACGGCGGATTCTAGCGTCTGACCATCTGCTGTTTCGACTGCGGTGATGTAGGTCTGCGCGTCAGCATCGTATACTGGTGCTTGTGTCACTACAGGCGGTGTAGTTTTGTACGGATGGTCGGCGGGCAGGTTTGCAGTCAGCCCCCACTTCCACGCGAGATAGCCTTCGAGTTTCTGTCTTT